CTTAGACAGTACAGCAGCAGCGGCCTCTTGGCGTTGTGCTGGGTCTGCTATGGTGTCTGCATTACCTGATAGGTATTGATTAGCTCTGACAGTACGTTGTTTAGCTTCTTCAGCTAGCCTACGACGCTGTTGCTCAGCAAGACCACGCACACCATTCATATTCATCGTGCCTGCATATTTAGTGTTCATACCTTCAGCCACGCGCACAGCTTCATTAATACTAGCTACTGTAGCTGGTGCCTCGGCTGTACCATTCATTAGGTCTTCAAAGCCCTGCTTGTCTAGGTGGAACTGTTCAGAGTTCTTCTGATCGTATGCAGAGATCATACCGTCCAAACGTAGACGTTCTGCGCCTTGGATAGTATCATAGACACCATTCTCTTTAGCGACCTCTAGTGCCTCCCCATGGCCCTCTGACAGCTCTTTACCAATAGCAGTTACTGTGTGAGTTTCCCATGCCTCATCGGACATGTCTGGGTTGGCGGAACGTAGTAGACGCTGACTAAGTAATCTCTTACGGTCGGCCACTAGGTCAGCATCACCTATAGTGTTAACTGCATCTCGGGTGTAGCGGGCCGCATTATGGATACCATCCATTGTAACTTGAGCCTTTAGACCGTCCTTCCATACTTGACGTTGGCTGAAATGCATTCGAGCTAATTGAGCAGAGTTACGCGTGAACGTATCTATCATCTCCTGTCGGACTTCTGGATCGTCCTGCTTCTCTAGTTCTGCGTCGAGGTCAGCTAATAGTACCGCCTCGTATTCTTTCTGGTCGTACTTCATCTTATCATCTTTAATAGAGACGAGACGATCAGTCATACGTTGTTCTGGTATGTCTTGGGTTATACGTAGTTGAGCACCACGTAATGTAGAGGACTTGCCCCATAGGAATTTACCTATGACACCTTCGGCCTCTTCCATTTCTTTAGCACCCTCACGAGTACCTTTATCATAACCTTCTTGGAATTTACGTTGCTTCTCTTCAGCTGCGCGACGTACTAGTACTGGCTCTGCCACACTAAGTAATGCGTCACCTAAAGCGTTTGGTTTACGTTGACCAATTTGGTGAGTCTGACGACTACTTACTTGGCCACCGGATTGAACTGATTTCTGTTGAGGTGGCTCAATATTACCAGCGTTTGCATCTTGTACCACCTTACGGTGACTCTCTCCAGCGGATACTGGCATATTAAGCTCCTATTATACGCTTAGACTATTACCTTGCATAAACCCACCTGCTATACCTAAGGCACTAGCAATGGGATCAGCTTTATTAGTTTGTTGGATACCTTTCGACATCTCTGCGGATAACGCAGTGTCCACTAAATCTTGTTCTAGTTGTAGCATTTGTTGTGTTTTGATTGTTTCAAGAGCGTGTAAGGCTTGAGCCTTATTCTTCTCTGTCTCACTAATTGTTGCATCTACTGAGCTACCGGATACACCTGCTGCGTTAGCAGATGTTATCGTGTCGGCCTCGGCCTGTAGTTGACCTGCTGCTACGGCGACCTCTGCATTAGTTGCATTGGCACCGATGTCTCTAGCGGACGCTGCTAATAACTTCTGCTTCCTTGCAGATGTATACTCGATACCCGCAGAACGGATACCATAAGCTATGGCATCCTGCTCTGCGCGATCATTCTCAGCGAGTATGCTAGAGGCGGCTTGGGCTGCGAATAGTATTGCTGTTGCGACCATTTAGAACCTCCGTCCTCTGTTTGTGTAGTTACCGATCCACTCAATCTGGTTTACGGTTGCACCAGTATGGTGGCTCGACTGTAACCTAAGGTCGGCTACACGAGTGTCTTGTTTAAATGATACCGTGAAGATACCATCACGTAGAACTTCCTCATCACTAATAGTGTAATGATCACCAAGTATTAAACCTGTCCAGTATTGCTCTGGATAAGTTATAAAGTTTGGTATGTCAGATTCTATTACTGCTTCGAGATAACCCGAGTCAGCTAAATGAACGTCAAAGCTCAGTATACGTGGACGTACTCTACCTTGTATGAATCCACCCTCATCCCTAACTCGGAATGGTTGTGGCACATAGTCGGATGTATACGGTGCGCCATAAGTTATGCTTACGTTAGCGTCCTCATCAGCTACTGTATAGGTATCACCAACACGGGTGTACTCTAGTAAGTCGCCGGGTGCATCAGAGTTTCCGCCAGACTGTACCATGACTAGGTCATCACCAAGCTCTGTATCAATTACGATACTAGTGCCGGGTATGGTTGCAGCCTGCTTGAAGTCTAAGTGGGCGTTAAAGCCTAGGTTAGCGCTATCAGTCCATGAATGATCTAGGGCTGCACGTACTAAACGTAGACCACCAACATCATTAGTTATCATATATAGGTGCGGATGATCTACACGTATATGCAGTATCTCGTGAGCTACACCTAATGTCCATTTAGACCAAGAGTGTTTACTACCGTCTTGACCAAACTCGTAAGAGTAGATCTCATCCTTAGCGGATGTACGTAGGAACATTACTTGTGCTGTCTGTGATGCAGTCATATATAGGATATCATCTGTGATGTAACCCTCGACATGATCTGTAACAGGGAATGACATGTTAGAGCTAGTGTCGTTCTCATTGCTGATAAAGCGAGCTAGACCAAACGAGTTACCGTAAGGGAATGCATAAGCTAAGTCTGTCCCTAAGGATAGTGGCTTGACTGTATCTGAGGTCTCATAAGATGTGATCTTAGTCAGTGATGCGGTAGTAGGCGCTAGCGGTACATTACCTGCTATACGATACTGGCCAGATTTACTGAATAAGATTATGTCTCTATTATGAGTATTGATACTAGTGAATGCTTCACCTGTACTTGCGTTCGATGTGATGCTAACTGGATCAGTAGATAACAACTGTGTAGCAGTACGACGCCAGAATGAGAATAAGTTATCTCCTCGACTAGTCTGTACTATATCACCTGTGACCAACATTAACCTGTTTTGGAACACTGCTATATCAGAGATCTTACGACCAATGAAGTCAGGCTCAGGTGACGTTGTAGCACTACCTGCGCCACGCGATGCCCAAGCAACATTACTATCGCTGTCTACTGGTATACCTAACGTGAACTCACCTACACCAAATGTACTGCCTGTTTGGATCAAAGCTAGCGGCATAGTGGTCGAACTGAGGATGTACTCCTCACCTGTTTTTTGTGTTTCATTCCACACAGTCTCTATGACGTCACCGTCAGGACTTAGTGTGTAGTCGATGTCTAAGTAGTAGTCTTCGCCTTGTGCTATCGTCACAGAAGGTGCTGTGATCTCGTAGACGGTACGTGTAACGCCATCTACTAATACATCAGACTTAACCCAAGTCGCACCGGGATTAACTGCTACTGCATCATTACTTGATTTACGAATTACAGCTCTATCAAATAAACGGTCAGCATGCTGGTCGCATATAAGCAAAGCAGTTATAGTAACCCCAAGCTTATGTACTTCGAGTGCACGGATTGCTATCGAGTCTGCTGCATCTAACCAACCGCTAACCGTACCATGTATATCACCTGCTGGCGGTACGGCTAGGCCTGTAGCTAATGTGGATAATGACCAATCTACACTAGTAGCACCCCAGATCTAAGTGAACGGGATAAGACCAGTGTTTATGTCTGCTGTGATTGTAGGTGGTACGGAAGGCTGTAAATCTATTGTGTCTATAAGGGCGTTAGCACGTACATAATAAGTACCTGCCTCAGAGTCCTCTATTGCCTGAATAGTAATAACTTCATCAGGTAATACAGATGCAGGTAGATCTGACACATCTTGTACGATACCATTGATGGCCTTCATACCAGTGAAATCATCTTCCACTACGATTAGATCTACATACTCATTGTTTGAATAGTCGGCTGTATCAGTTATACAGAATACTGTCGAACCTGATGCATAGCCTGTGACATTACTTGCCGCTGTGGTGATAGCAGTTGCTACCGTACTTGCTATTAGATTTGTACCAACTTCACCTATTACAGGTAACGTGGGTGTGATCTCAACATAAGCGCCACCGGCACCATCCTTAAACTTAATCGTAAACGCATCGCTGTCTTGGCGAGAGTTTGTGATGTGTAGCATAGAAGTGGTTACACTGGTAGCTACTGCGGATGACATTGTCACTGTCTTGTTCTTATTTAATACAAAGGTTGTATCATTGATAGTAGCAGTAGCGATACTGTTTGAGTCAGTCAAAGACTCTAAGTAGCTACCATTAGTCACTGTCAATGTTTGAAGTACACCGGCAGTATCGTATAGATACAAACCAGATACGTCATAGTCAGCAGCATCTTCATCTATAACGAAGAAGTACAGCTGACCGTTGATTTCAACATCAGTGATTATAATATCATCTGTGTCTGTACCTAAGTTAACTAAGGCATCTACCAAATCAAAGGGTGGACGACGCACTAGGCCTTTACGGGAATCGGATTGCCAATTAGTTTGTTCTTTAGCAAACCCCGGCACCTGAGTTTCCTGCTTCAATGTTGTTACACCATTAGTAACGGATTTCAGAGAGCCTTGGATTCTCATATTAACCTCCAGCGAAATTAGGGTTGGTGCCTTGTGTCCTTAGTCGGTATGGCTTAACACCTGAACGGGTGAGCATAGCTTTAGGGGAACGCAGGGCGTTACGTTGTTCTATCTGTAAATCTTCTTTCTTGAGCTGTATGTAAGATGCAGTGAATTGTTTCTCTTCTCCACTGGCCTTTATATGATCTTCTAGGTCTATCTCACATACACGTTGTGCTGCTAAGTATTTAGCTGATTCTTGTACTGAGAAAGGAAGTAGATCCCAATCTAAGTTTACTATCAGGTTTACTGTTACTGCGTTATCGAACTGATATGTGTTGTTGATACTGTCGTACAACTTAATACCACGTTGAATAACAAACTCACCTTGGATACCTAATACCTTAATAGTATTGGCTGGTAAGTCTATATCTTTGTTGGCATCGGGTGTTAGTGCCCAATTTACCTCTGTGTTGAACCACCAACCTTCTTTCTGAATGGTCAGTAGTGCTTCATTAATTCTTGTTAGGCAGATGTCTGCATCTGGGTGTAGGCTATCTTCTAAGCTACCTACGGGTGTACTACCGAGGATGCTCAAGCAGTAGTTGACTGCATCTAATTTATCTATCATGAGATCTCTCTTCTTTGGAATAAAAAGGGAAAGCCGCTATGGCTCTCCCTCTTAGTGACTCATATAACGAGTCGGGTTAGTGCTTATGCACGGTACTTCAATACAACACCAGCATGCTCAGCTCGGTTAGGAGTTACACCGAAAGCTAGGTAGCTATCAATGAACCACTGAAGCTCTACATCATGGTAGTATACTTTAGAAGTAAGCGGGATTGTTTCACCAGCTAATAGTGCTTTAGGAAGCATTACGATTGCTACTGCATCAGTTTCTTCGCCAGCTACATCATACGCAGAGTTGTTACCTGCATTAGAAAGGTAGTGACCAGAGATAGTTGCGTTAGGGATACGGTTAGTCTTAACGATACGTAGACCGTTTGAACGTAATACCATACCATTAGCATAGTTACCGTTACCCATAGAGTACTCAGCAGATACCAATTTGTCGTTACGTAACAAAGCGTAGTACTGTGCAGGTGCTAGAAGGATAACGCCACCATCAAGGTCAACATCATTCTCTTCAATGCCTTGACAGACATCTTCAATAGCACGTTGTAACTTATCAGGATCTAGTTCATCATTAGCTGCTGCAAGCTCAACACGAGTACCACCAACGAAACCGTCGGGAGCAGGCTTCTCACCAGCACCAGTACCAACAACGATAAGCGCTGATTTGATAACTTGGATGATGAAAGCTTCGTCAAAGAACTTAGCAATCTCTTTACCGTGATCTTGACCAATCTCAGCACGTACATCATAGTGTGCTTGGAAGTCGGCTAACAAATGAACGTTAGAACGAGCAAGTACAATAGTATCTACTTTAACAGAGATGTTGTCGAACTCGGGAGCAGATGAAGTTGGACGTACGCCCGGAGTTACTGCTTGTAGTGAGGTTTTACCCATGCGATCGTTGGTTACAGTATCTGTACCACGGACGGGCTTAATGCGAACATAGTCGCGCATGAAAGATGATTTAGAGATCTGCGTTTCAACTTCACCGCTGTACTCTTCAATGTGTAGGGGATTTACTGTACCAGTATCATTACCTAAGCGATGACCTGAGTTTGATAAATCACCAGTAGGTTGTCCTAAAATAGCCATATTTGTATTCTCTTAATTAATTAATTAGTATCCGCGTTGGATAGATTCATTCCGCTTAGCACGTAGGCGCTCAGCTTCTGGGGAGTCGTATCCGAAATCACGGGCGACTTCGCTCATCTGTTTGGTATAGGCGGCTTTGCCTATGGCCTCAAATGAACTGTTCACAGTAGACTCACCTACGAGTAGGTCTGCTTCTTGTGTGTAGTTATTGGATGCGTAATACTTAGACTTCAGTTTGTCTATAACAAGTTCGGCCTGTAGACCGCCTTGACTTAGCATCTGATTCATTGCAGCACGATCAGCTTCGGATAGACCGGCTTCTGGGGACTTAGCAAAGTCCTGTACAGCTTGCCATACTTCAGCAGCATCTTCTGCCTTCTCACCGAATGCTTCAGCAGTGTAATCCATTAAACGGCTACGTTCTGCTGTAGCTGTATCGCGGACTGCTGTTACTTCACCTTCTAGTTGAGACAGGACTATGCCTGCCATAGCTTCACCTAGGGCATCAACTAAAGCAGCATGATTAGCTAAACTAATCTCACCGTCAGTGACAACTTCATTGATGATACTATCAGCGTTCGGAACGCCTTTGTCTGCAAGTAGTTGACCTACTGCATCTATCTTCTTGTTACCAGTTGCTGTTACCGTAGTTGGCACTGCTTCTGGTTTATTTAAAGATAGCTCATCAGGTACTAGGCTTGGATCTGGAACGATAACGTCTTCAACTTGACCGGGTACTGATGGAACAACGGGTGCTTCAACTGCCGGAGCAGGTGTTACGCTTTTAGGTACTGCTTCGCCATTAGCTGTACTAAGCACGGGTGCTTCTGGTACAGGTGTGACGATTGGTGTTGCTTGACTGGGATCCATACTTATAGTCTCCTATGGATTTATTGTTGCGGTTGTGCGATTTGTTGGCCTACGCCAGATGCTACAGCTTCACCCATCTGCTCTTGTTGTTGAGCTTCTTGTTGGGCTGCTTGTTTCTCAGCGACTTCGTCGTCGGTCATTACATACTTCTTGTATTCAATCTGCCTTGCGGCACCGAGGTCTGAAATGATATTACCAATCTTGAGCCTACCTAAAACTTCTTCTGGCATAGCCGAAAGCTCAGCTATATCTCTAAAGAATAGACGCATCTGATCTAACTCAGTATTACGTGATAAGGATTCAACACCAGTAAGTATTACAACATCTGCTGCATTAAATCCGGGGTTAAGTCTATCAAGTAAACGACGAGCTTGTGGCTGTTGCATATCTTCGGCCAAGCGTGAGTAGACACCACCTAGAGATTCTTCAAGCTCACTGGCTTGCATACGAATCTCTTCGGCTGTTACACGCTCGGCGTCACGAGTTACTGCTGTATTGAGTAGGAAAGCCTGACCAATGCGGCGGGTATACATCTCGATCTGATG